TGTTCTGACACTTCGGACCAAGTATGCAAAAACTCAAGTCCGCCTGCAATCAAAATCATCCACCAATTAGACATAAAGAACTTTCCAAAGGAGGAGGCAAGTGATTTTAGAGAAATCTTTAATGACTCAAAAACAAGTCTTAAAGCCTTTCCTACTGTAATATTCTTAATCTCGGCAGCAGTAAGCAAATTCATACGAATTAAAGCCTTTTGCAGTTCAACGTTATGGCGGTTAAACAACACCATTAACTGTGCTTGCATTTTTGTGAGATTTCTACCCGTCAAAGCAGCTTGATAATCGGCGGCGGTAACAAGTTTCCTTGTTGCAAGTAGCTTTTTTTCGCTATCCGTCAATGCTTCTGTCAGCGCCTTTCTTTTCAGTTCTGTTGCTATCTTTTCTTTTTCTGCAAGTATGCTCCGTTTTAACGCTACAATGTTTTCACCTATAACTCGCGTTATAGCAATATTCATAACTTTATAAATGCCGTAAGCAGCAACAACCTCGGTTATAACGTGGCTTAACTCTTTCCAGTTTTCAAGCAACACTTTAACAGATTTAATTGGTGTAGAAAGGAAACCTTGATTATCCTTGCCAATATCGTTAAGCATATTGTTCCACGCAAGCGAAAGGTTTGCCATTTGCACACGCAACGTTTCTGCTTGTTTTGCTTGGAAATCAAAGAACTTGCCACCTTCGTCCGTAAGCTGATTAAGCACAGTCATAACATCGTTGTACGAAACCATCTTCTTACTCATTCTGTCGTAAACATCACCTGTACTAACGACCTTTCCCTCTAATTCGGAATAATAATCAGAAAGCGACTTGACAATAGGTAAGCCTGCGTTGGCAAAGTCACGTGCATCACGGGCTGTAAGAACGGTTTGCGCACGAATCTGACCAAGGTTGTATGTAAGACGTTCCATAGGAACACCCAACGCGGCAGAAATATCAGCAAGACGGCGTGTTGTGTTCACAACCTCGTTAGCGGTAAAGTTGTAAGCCGTTAATTGTTTTGCAGCCGTTCCAAGTTCCATGAGCGTAAACGGCGATTTTAATGCCATCGTATTCAACTCTTGGAATATTTGACTGCCGCGCTCAAACGAACCTATCAAAACGCCAATAGAACGCTCAAGTAGTTCATACTGAGCACGAACCTCGTACAACTCTTTGACGAAATTAGTGGCAGCACCCAAAGTAAGTGCATATACAACACGGTTACGGATATATCCGAATGATTGTGCAAGATAGTTGTTGGAGTGCGTGAGCTGAACGCTTTTTCCAAGTAAATCTGCTTGCAAACGCGAAAGCCTTTGGTATTCATCTCCTAACTGTTTAACTTGCGATGAGTTTTTCGAGTCAATGGTGACCTTTTTCAAAGCCGCCATTTTTTTTGCTATTGCATCAACACTATTTTCGTCCATGCCAAGAACATCTTTAAGTGTTTTTGGCTTTGCAGAATTAAATTTGTCAATAGAACGTTTGCATTTGTCGATAGCGTTAGCCAGCTTTTTTTGCTGTTCAACACTTAATTCTGTTGAATTAGCGTATCTGCGTTGAATAGTCTCAAGGAAACGCAATTTTCTTTGCGCTTCTTCTAAAGATTTATTTGAAAGTTGCAAACCTGTCTCCAACCTCGAGGTCGGGGTGCTTGTTGTCTGCTGTTTTACGAGATTTTTTTGTTTCTCCAACAAATCAACCTGCTTTTGCAGCTCGGCAGAGTTTAGCTTTTCGTAATTAAGCCCCTTTTCTATTTCTGCGTTTTCTGCTTTTAACGCCCCAAGCGTACCATCTTGATATGCAGCCCTACTACTACCGCTACCACCTGTTGCAGAGCCTGTAGACGCAGACGTTGCGATATTTTGCGCAGCCACCATAGCATCAAATGATGTAGACATTTCGCGCCAAGCCTGTTTCATTAAATTAACTGAAACTTTTTGTGTGATAGCAAAGTCTTTCATTGCACCTTTCATCATATCAATAGAAACAACAAAAGAAGATGCCATTGTTGCGGTATTTCTATCAACGTAGTCAACAAGTTCGTTTATAGACTTTCGCAATTCATCGTCTTTAAGTTTGCCAACTATCAAAACATCATCGTAAGCCATAATCTTTTAAGTGTATATAGGGTTTATAATTATTTCTTTTGTTTAACGGGTACTTCGTACTCCTCGCCTTCGCCAAGATTCTTTGCACCCAATCCGCGCATAAAGTTCTCCAAGCCATCTTGCGCTTTGTAAGCCTCCCCCAAGTTGTTCCAAATATTTTTGTCTTTGCCTTTAAGATATTTCGTGTGTGTGTTATCTACGGCCATAAACTGAATTTGTGCGATTGACAATCTATATAAATAATCGTCTAATCGGTATTGTGGGAAGGCTCTGAGGAAGTCGCTTGCATCTGCAACGATTGTGCTTCCATAAATAGTGATGCTGTCTCCTCCGATTTCTTCTTCCGTGTCAGAAGTGAATCCGTAAGCGTACTCACCGATTTTTTGAGTAAAAAAAAACCCGACAAATCTATTGACTTGATAGCACCTAACACTATTGCAGCCCATTGGTTCACATCAAACGTGCTATACATAACACGCGCTTTCATAATGTCAATCCACCTATCATTTCGTGATTTAATGCTAATAACATCATCGTAAGAATTAACATCATCTGGCGTAAACAAATGGTTGCAAATTACTATTGCAATTATTTCGCACATAGAATCCAAATCCGTGCAAAGTGCTGTAATAATCTTTTGGTCGGTATCAAGTTCCTTATCGGCTTTTTTCATATCCATAACAAGCCTACAAATGCGGTTTAGTGAATAGTACCGCATATTCTTAACCCTGTATTCTTTATCGCCTATTTTCACAAGCGACGGCGTATCGTTAAGAATATCCACAATATCCCTTTTAATATCTATTGGGAAATCGGCTAATTCGGCTTGCTTTATCGTTTCTTCCATTTCCATAACTTTTCGTGAACGTTATATTTGTATTTTGCTTGTTGTAACCTACGCTTTCATTAAACAAGGGGTACGTAATGGGTGAACCCCAAAACGCACCCCCACGTTCACGAAAACGTATGTAGAAACGAAAATCTACTAATTCTTGGTGTAGTAAGACTTTCCGTTTACAACTGCGGTGTCCCAAGTACGACGGTAAACATCCGAAGCGCCATCCTTTTCGTACCAGCCAAGAGCCTTCGGGTTAGATTCCGAATAACCCTCACCGCTGCTATCGACAATGGTAAACGTTGCGGCGTTGCCAGTTCCGATAATCTTATACATGTGGTCTACTTGATTACCATCGGTGTAAACCAATGCGGTGATTGTTACGGAATAGTTCAGCGCGCCGTCAGCGTCCTTCTTGATAGTGCCAGTTGTCAGACCCTTGTATATGATAAGACTGCCATAACCGCGACCAAAATCAAGTTTCCACTCTTTTTCGGTGGTATGTGCAGCAGTAGCACCCTCGTAAGAGTCGTCGGCAGACGAATAAGTACCGCCAAAAATTTCGGGCAATTCGTCAAGGTCGTAGTTTGCAAGTTCAAACGTCATCTTTACAGGATTACCTTGATAGATGATGTCGAACGGTGCATCGTAGAACTCGGCTTCAATCTCGGTTGAATCAGCCTCATCCTGCGCAATTGCAAGACCCTTCAACACGCCCATAAACTTGGTGTATTCACCACTACCTGCGCCAACGTCACGATAACCAAGTGCAATCGGCTTCAAAGTTGTTTTTTTACTCATAATTCTTTGCGTTTTTGAGGTTATTTAACTAATTGTTATCTTTGTCTATTTCGACGATAAAAGATTTTATGTATAAATGATATTGGTTGCCCTTTTGAGTTTGTTCATCATCATCAAGAGAAAGAACACCATCACCTAAAATCGAATACGTTTCGTTATCGTTAGATAATATAGCTTCTCTTATGACTTCGTTGATAGCAGATTCATACTCTTTGTATTTGGCAATATCAAGCCGTCCGCGTGATTTCTTTGGTATAAACGCAATAATCATACAACGTGCCCGACCATAAGCGTTACAAAGAAATTCCGAATCATCCAATATGTCACCCACCTCTATAACAACAAAACCGTTTTTGGTATCATCCTCAGTGTTTTCGGTAGGCTCGCCCATACGATACACGTTGTTTGTAACCTTGCCGTAAACAAGGCTGTAAATGTAATTATACAGGTCGATGCGAGAATCGTTATACATAACTTATCTTCTTTTGAACTTCGGAAATTGATTGAAATGCCTGCTTTCTTTACTTGGGCTTTTTTGCGTCTGCTTCATTAGGCTATGCAGGCTCATTTGGGTGTATTTTGGTACTCCTACATGAATATCAACATCAGCGCCCTTTAACTCTGTTTTTATAACATCGTGGTGCATTGTCATAATAGACAGCTTTCGCACTTTGTCGTTGAGCCTAAATCCGTGTTCCCAATATCCCCAATACGGTGCTAACACTGCAAAAAAGATTTGCCACCCCTTTGCGCTGTGTGTGTTGCTGTAATTATCAATATACTGCTGCGCAAGTCCATGACCGTAAACAGGGTGCAACGAAGCAACGTCTCCGATAAACCATTCGTGTAGATATGATTCCTCGGAAGCTTTTTGCCTGCGATAAAAACCGCTTTTAACGATTTTACCGTTATACGAAACACCCCAACAAAGGCTATCAAGCAGGTTGCCAGTTCTATCAAGGCTATGCGTTGTGTTAGCCGTAAGAAAAGTATCTCCAATCTGCCTAATCTTATCCTTTGCATACTTGACAAGACGCTTGGTCTGTTCTTCGGAAATGCGCTTGTAAAGTGCGTTGCCGAATTTCTTTCCATTGAACTTATAACCAACCGTTGCCATATCTTTATACAAGTGTTATATTCTTACCAATTCTTGCGCGTTGCGTAAATGCTTACACCACCTATTTGTGATGGTTCAGCGTTATCTACCGTAAATTCTACCTTTTGCCCATAGCGCGTTAAAGATATTTTGTCACCTTTTACGGGTATTACGTATTCGCCACATTCGTTTTGTATTAATGGAATACTAACAATGTAAGATGATGTTTGCAGGACACGTCCCTCGTCATCGGTTTGCATCGTTTCATCCATTACGCCATTGTAGATTTCAATAACCGTATCGTTATTGTCACCTTGACCGTCAATGGTTCGCGTAATAATGCCGCTATAAGGGTATTCTTTTATCTCGTCGCGTATCATAGGCTATCGACATCAATTATCGGTATAAACTTAATCTTTGCGCGAGCGTTATCAAGAATCTCGGCTCTTTCGTCATCGTATTTTTGGTAAATCCGAATGGCGTACTTGATTTTGTCATCTTGATAGTAATCAGTTTCGCTACC